ATGTCCTTCAGGCATAAAACTTGCATCAGGACTATTAGGATTACTTAAATTACTAAACATACCATCACCAGCTACATCTATATGTATATGATATGTAGGTTTATGTTTTGTTGATCTTCTATCGTAAGTAAATTTAATTCTACCATCTTCTATGTATTGATATAATTTATTAGATTGTAAAAATTCATCTGTTAATCCCATTTCGTTTCTTTCAGAATCTGACATCATATTGATTCTTCTCATAATAGTATCTACAGCATCATAATTTATTTGATCTTTAGATAAATGATTATAAGTGTTATATATAGGGTATTGTACTAAAGCCATTATTCAAACGCATATCCATTTTGATTTCTCATATCATTTAAAAATAATTTCATTGCAACATCTATATTCTTTTTTAGATTACTTCTTGTTACTTCATAAGGATTTAAATATCTAGAATTTAAGTATAGTAGTAAAGTATCATAATGTTTAGATACAACAAATTGTAATTCTTGTTGTAGTTTATCATCACTTAAATTTATACCACCCATACCAGCACCCATTTTTAAACCAAATATTTCGTACATATCTTGTCGTTTTAGTATTTCTTCTGCAAATAATTCTTTAATTAAGATATCATCATCTTCACCATCTGCTCCTAATAATACTTCATTAATACGATCATTTATTTCACTAACATTGTTAGGTGTTTTTTGCATTAAAGAAAAATAATATTCATATGCAGTTTCTTGTGACACTCTTGCATCTTTAGGTAAGTTGCTAATCTTTTCATGTAAATCTAGTAAAGGCATTATATTATGACCATTTACATCTATCATATTAAAACCACTTCTTTGTGATAGGGTATATACTGTACCAGCTATTTCTGCAATCAATCGTCTATCTACTTCGTCTTTATAGTTTAATCCACTAGCACTATCTATAAAGTTTTGTAATATGTCAGGCATTACTCCATATGTTGATGCAAACTCTATTACTCTGTTTAGTTGCTCACTAGGTTGATTATTTCTAATGTCATAACTTAAATCTATATTTGCCATAGTTTCTTCATTACTAAAAAATCCATTTTGTGCATATGATTCTGCATAAACAGTTTTTAGTATATGATAATCTACTACTGCTTTTTTTACATCTGCATATTCATAATCTGTATCACCACCACTTTGATTGTTTATATAATTCATAATATTATTAGTATGAAGATCTATATTAAATCCATCATCTAAGTTAGCTGATATTGCTACAATAGCTCTATTAAGTGTTAAAGCATCATTTATTTCTTTTATTTGTGTTGCATCAAAACCCATACCAATAAGTTCAGATGGATTTTTAAATGCGTATTCATTTTGAAATGATTGTATTTCGTCCATCATAAGATTGTAATTAGTTTTAATATTTACTTTTTGTACTTCGTCTATACCTTTTTGTGTTGTTTCATATTGTAAAACATTATTAGTTATGTAAGTACCAAGATCATTTGCTATTTCTTCTCTCTCACCTTTTGTACTATTTGTTAATGTAGAAAAACCATCTATACCGTCATCAGCATCAGCATTTTTTATATAATCTGGTATTAATGTGTTAATAAGATATGCTTGTGCTTTTTCTAAATTACTTTTACCAGTACCATAAGGAACTTGACCAGCACCAAACTCTGCTACATCTTGTGCATTAGCAAGTGCTAATATGTTATTACTTTTTTGAAATATTCTTGCTTTTTCAAATTTAAGTTTTACATCTTGCATAAAAACATCAGGTAAAGATAATGAACCAGAATATTGAGGATCTAAACTTTCATATAAATTATTATAAGAAATCATTTTATTTTCTAAGTTAGGTAGTAATTGTTCTATCCAGTATTTATCAAACTCTTCATTATTTAATTGTGATATTGTAGATAATTCATGGTCTATAAAAACATCTATACCATCTGTGAATATTTTTATAGAATCTTGTTGGTTCTTATTGTACCACCTATTGTATATAGCATCACCTTCTCTGGCTGCCATAAGTTTAGAATATTTTTCAGAATAAGTTTTAAATCTTGGTGGAGCTTTTTCTACTATAGTATTTATGTAACTCTCTGCTTTATTTGTAAAGGTTTCAGGTTCTAGAGGGTGTTCTCTAGCTAGTTCTGTTAGATATTTTGTAGTATCTATTTCAAACTGTGCTTTGTATTTTTCTTCTTCTATAGTTGCTTGTCTTTTAGCAAAACCAGTTAGTGTATCTCCTATAGCTTCAGCTGCATTTGCTAAGCCACTACCAGCATATGTAGGTACAACGCCCATACGACTTTGTACAGATGTTACTGTAGTTATATTTTGTCTATTACCTTTTGTTAATGCCATTAAGTTTTAAAATATTTATAGTTTGCATAACCAGTTGTTAGTCCAGCTAATACAGAAGTATATCCTCCAAATGTTAAATCCTGTGACTTAAATTTATTTTCCAATCTCATCTGGTCATATTTTACATCTACAGATTTACCAGCAAGTCTAATGTTACCTATGTCTTTTAACATATTCTGTTTGGCTTGTTTGTTAATATTAGTAAAACTCATAGAATCATCATAGTAACCAGCTACAGATTGAAATGCTAAATTGTTTGCTAAATCATTATTAAATGCAATAGTTCTAGCATTTTCTTCTTCTAATGCTTTTAACTTAGCTGCAAGTCTTTCTTGTTCTATTCTTTTGTTTTCTCTTTGTAGTGCTGCTTGTTGCGCCCTAATACTAGATATTGTACCTATTGCAGATACACCAGCACTTAATAAAAATAGAGAAGAAGAGGATAATACTGCTCCCATTATGCGAATTGTATCTCCATAGCTAGTCCTAATACTTTAAGAGGTAAAGGATCGTTTTGTGAAATTGTTATTGTTGGTGATTTACTATATCCTAAGAAGTTAAACTCTTTTTTTCCTGTGACTGACTGTAAATCAGTATTAGCTGTAAAATCTACTTGTTGTATTATTAATTCTTTAGAACTTAAATCTGCTGCTTTCATGGTTATGTCTAATCCCTCAGAAATATCTACTATAGCCTTATTAATCCTTCTTGGGTGTCCTGTCAATGGTCCACTTTCTATTTCTTTATCAATAGGCATAGTTTCTAATATTGGTGTAAAATTAAATCCTACTCTAACTCCTGTAGGAAAAGGTGCATTATTTAATGTAATTCTATTGTTAGAATCTACTGTATATAAGCCTAAAGAACCATTACCAAATACAGCATTTACTTGTGTAGTATTTTCGTAAACAGCGTTAACTGTATGTATAAATCCATCTACTATTGTGATTGCAGCATTATCAGCTGGTGTTGCAGCTAATGTTTTATTCAAGGTCAGGGTATGTCCTGAACTTGTTGCTGTAACAGCAGTTATAGTATATTCAGTTGCATTACCAGCTATGGTAAAAGTTTCTTGTATTGCTGGTGCAGTTGTAAAACCATCTACATTTAAAACACTACCTGATTGAGATCCACCATTAACAAGGGGTGTTCCTTTCTGAAATACAGTAGTTGTTGTAGAACAATCTAATGTTACATTGTCTGTATCACTAAACTTTTCTAATAGATATTTAGTACCAGATGGTAAAACTCTCTTGCTTACTACAAATAAATCTTGATTTAAAGCTGTTATAGAATGAAATTCATCTCCTGACTTAGTTTCCCACATAGTCCAACCAGCTATCTTTTCATCTCTAATACTATGAAATACACCTATCTTACCATTTTCGTTACTACCACTATTAAGAAAAAAAGCAAATTGTTCAGGTCTTTCATTGTTACCAGTTAACATAGATATTTGTTTAGGTGCATCTATTAGCTGTGAAGATAATACAGATACAGCAGTAGATTTATATGCTTGTTCTAAATCACTAAATACAAACTCTCTTACAGCTTTACCATTTTTTTGTGTAAATAGTGTAGCACCATCAAAAGGTACAGGAGCTGCTCTATTGCAACCATAAGGTGTTTGTCTAAGAAATGTTATATTACTTGGCGTTACAGCAGCAGTATTACCACTTGTAGGTATGTAATATTCCCCAGCATCTGTAAAGATTTGTAAATTTCTAGAAGATACAAAATGTCTAATTTCATTAACTTTATCACCAGCAATAGCAACATTGATTGCTTCACTCGCTAATCCAGTACCAAGATCAAAATTAAAATATCCACCTATTTGACTAGCTACAACAGCTGAAGGTCTATCTCTTACACCACCAAACCATAATCTATTATCGTGAAAAGATACAGCTTGTGGGAATCCTCTTACAGCAGATATAAGTTCTTCTGCCCAATCTGCATCTGCATCTGTATTAGGTAATTCTTCTAATACTTGAGCAGTAACTTGTGTAGCAGATGTAAATCCAGTAATCTTTAATTGTTTTGGTGTATCACCTAATTGTATGTATGTACCATTATGAGCAGATACAAAGGTATCTGTAGAAGCAGTTAATGTAATACTACCAGTAGTACCACTAGGTGTTAGTGTTGTAGTACCATCTGCATATTTAAAAAAAGGTGCAGTAGTTTTATTTATACCACCAGCACTTACAGTAGTATCTTCTTCAAAAGTATAAGCAGAAACTTCAAATGTACTAGCTGATGTTCTTTTTATTTTTCTTATAGGATTATCTCTATGTGTTAAAAACACAGTATCTGCAAACTGTGCAAAGTTTAATTCAAATAGTTGAGATGTAGTCCAGTTACAATTACTAGTAATATTACTTTGTATTGCAGTACCACTAGAATTAAAAACATCTAATCTGTTATTAGAAAAAGCAAATATAGCTACTTCATCATTACTAAATATAAATGGTATGATTCTAGTTTCACCTACAAGAGCTGTAGTAAACTGTGTTGCTGGTCTACGCATAACGCCACCTTCATCAAGTAAGAACCAGTTACGACATTGCTTTGCTCCTTCAAAGTAAGCTCTAGCATCTGTTCTTGCGTTTAAATTTGAGTTAAGTTCTCCAGCTGAGAAGTTAGTATATACCTGTCTGACTTTTCTTGGCATTAGGAAACAATTCCACTTCTACTACTCCTTCTATTGCTAATAAATCTATTAGTTGACAATCTCTTAGTTGTTGTTTCTTGTGCATCAATATTTTTAGCTATAAGTAGTTGTCTTTCTGCTTGTTGGTCAAACTCATTTACTAGAGCAGAATCTCTAGCTATTGAACCAGCAAATATACTGGCTAACTTTAGTTCTAAAGCTAATCTAAAATAGGGTGGAAATAATGATTCATCTTGTCTAAATATATAATCCATGATGACTGTACTCTCATTACCATAACTATTCATATAAATTTTATCTTCATATCTTGAATAAGGTATTGGTTGGTCATTAACTGTAATAGCTAATATCTGTAATAGTTGTGGACTAGTTGGTAGTTGATATGCATATTCAAATCTACCAGCTGGTGTATCAGTTAAGAATGATAATTGTTGTTGTCCTGTAGCAAAACGCCATCTAGCTCTTGTAAGAGTAGATTCTACTATTTCTTCATAGATTGTATTTACTACAAGGGATTCAGTTGTACCATCTGTAAATGATGAGATAGGATTAGCTCCTATCATTATTAATGCTCTACTGGCAATATCTACTTTGGTAACTGCCATTAGTTTATGCTTTACCTACTGCTGGTATTAGTACAGATAAGTTTTTACCAGTTATATTATTTACTCCATATTTATCTGCTAAGTAATTTAGTCTAGCCATAAATTCTTGTTTTTCTAAGAAGGTTATCTTATCACCTAATACAATACTATCTAATACAGCTACATTTTTTCTTACATCTGCTATATCTTTTGGTGATAACTGTTTTGATGAAAATACTGCATTAGCATTTGCATCTTGAAATGTTGTACTAAATCTACCATCTGAAAGTCTTTTTACTGTATATCCTGATTCTTTAGGTTGATTAGTTTTTAAAAGTGATGCAGTTAAAGCACCAGTTGCAGCTAATCCTAAAGCACCACCAGCTATAGCTCCTCTTTTCATACCCTTAAAAGGATCATCTGTCATACCAGCACCTATACCAGCACCAACACCAGCACCCATAAGTGTAGGTGTAGCAGCAGTTGCTAAGCCAACAGCACCAGCACCTATTGTACCAGCAGCAGCTACTTCTCCAGCTTTTCTAAGATTTTTTCTAACTTTTGGTCCAGCTTTTCTACGAGCTTTAACAGATGCAGCTCTAGCAGTTTGTTTAGCTTTTTCAACAGTTGGTTTTACTTTTGCTTTAGCTTTTTCTACAGCTGGTTTTACTTTGTCAGTTACTGTTTTTGCTTTTGTTTTAGTTGCTTGTACAGCTTTATCTACTTGAGGTTTTGCTTTTGCAACTGCTTCTTTTGCTTTACCAGATACTGCTTTAGCTTTTTTTGTAGTTACATCTACAGCGTCTTTTAAACCTTTTTTCTTTAATAAAGCTCTAACACTACTTACTGCACTCTTCGCTATGTT